CTATGCCCTTCCTTCAGCCTTCATCCGCTCGTATTTGGCTTTGAGACGCTCTGCAGGTGTCGGTCCCTTCGACGATACTGGTGCTGCCAACGCTCTACGAACTGGCGGAATCGGCTTCCCGGCCAGCACCCGCTTTTCCCACACATCCAGAATGTCACTGGCTTCACGCTCGAGTTCTTTCTGGCTCAACTGCCCATCAGTTCCGCGGCGCCGCAGCTCGAGGCAGATGTGATAGAAAATGGGTTTAGGCCACGGATACTGCTCACTGCTTGGATACCGGAACACGAGCTTGCGCCACTTCCAGTATTCAGCCATCACGTCTGCGGTGGTGATCCCCAGCACACAATGCCCTTCCCTGCACCACTTGATGAACTGGCCTGGCGAAGGCAGGAATGGGCGTTCCTGACGGCGTACCATGCGCATCCCGGCTTCAACTTGATCCAGGGTGGTTATCCCGTTTTCTTTAAACGCCAACACCCACTGTCGGCGGATCTCATTCACGTCTTCCTGGCTGCGGTTAACCAGGCTTGCAGGGAACGCGGCGGCCAGCTGTACGAACAGCCCGTTGATAATCTTTGCCACCTGCTGCGTTTGTTCGCGTTCGGTGTACTGCTCAGGCAGGTTGTGTGCCACGCGGCGAGCCTGTTCCCGGTCAAAATTGCGAATGCTCTCGGCTAGGTTTTTCATTCCAGCACCCCTTCAATCCAGTCGGTGTTGTGCAGGTCGATGCCGCCCCGGGAAGGTTTTGCCGTTCCGGTTGCGCGCAGCCGCTTGGTGGTGAGCTGATCCCACTGCTTGCGAAGACTTGAAGGGCTCAGGATGTTATCTTTCCAGAACTCATCCCTGTTGGCCCACTGGAACAGGTCACAAATTTCGTAGTGAGTGCGCTTGTCCTGAACACGCATCAGCCTGACGGTGTTTGCCCATTCAGCCCAGTTTGGCTCGGATAGCGATGCGTTGACGGTGAGAAGCCTGTCGTAAATCCAGCGAGCGGCCTTGAGATCGTCAGCGGATCCCCATGATTTACCTGCCGGGGTGTATATCCCGGCGGCAGCTTCTGGATGGCGAGAGAGAAACTTTTGAGTTTTCTGGTTTCGGGATTCGTCAGAATTCCGAGACGAGGATATTTTAATATTGTTCTTGTTATAGTCTTGGGTGTCTACCGTTTCCGGGAAGGTTTTTCCCGATTTCGGTAACACTTTTCCCGTTTTCGGGAAGACTTTTCCCGTTTTCGGCTTGTCTAAAATCCAGGCGGAAAGGTCAGTATTTATACCAACTGTTTTCATCACACCCTGCTTTTGACTGAAGATAATTTTGCGTTCTGCGAGCGTTTTGAGCGCATCAGAAACATGCGAATCACTCAGCCCAGTTAGCTCGGCGATCACCGTGTTCGTAACGCGGTCCTGCTTCTTGTTCCAGCCGTAGGTAAGCCAGATCACCGCCTCAAAACATTGCCACTCCCGGCCTGACATTCTCAGACGAGGCTTGAGCTGTTGGATCTCGTTAGCGACCTTGGTATACCCGTTCGACAGGTCGGCCATACGACCTCCCGGTTGTTCAGTTCTGTTGGGGAAATTGATAATTTCAGCTGTGTTTGACATACTTAGCTCCGCAATTACACTCCGTTTTTGCACCAGAAAGCCGTTGGTGTTCGAGCACCACGGCTTTCGCCTTTTCTGAAGTCTTCACATTGCCCCCAACATGGTTGTCACCATCGCCAGCAGCGGCGCCGTAAGGTCCGGATCAACTCTGAACATTTCGAAAATCCCCTCGCCTAACTCCTTAAGCTTTTCCTTCTTCGGTGCATCGAGCATCAGAGCCTGCTTCGCCTCACTCACCTCTTTTTCCAGCCTGGCCATGCGGTAGGCAAACGAGTCGTTTTTAACGACACGGTCGCGGTACCGAATCGGTAATACAGACATGATCGCGGGCACCAGCTGTTCGACGTTCTTTCGGTAAGATGCGGAGTCTTCTTTGTTGTCCAGCCATCGGAACAGCTTCACGTTCCAGACATCGGCTTGGCCTGAATAATCCACGCCATCAAGTTGGATTTCTTCTGCCGCTTCCTGGATTTGAAGTGCAACAGCTACGCGCCCTTCTGCCGCTGCCCATGCCCGAACCGCAGAGCAGATATCGCGATGATCAATATCCTGCGCTGCCGGCTCGCTTTGATGACACGGGAATATCAGGCGATTAGAGGAAGCTCTGCTACTCTGTTGAAATGAAACAGTTTGCATTGTTAAGGCTCCTGTTTGGGTAAACCATCAGTTGGGTTCGGGTAGAGATCTGGGCGCAGTTCGTGGGGAGTAACACCCGTAGCGTAATAAATGGAAAGCACACGATTTTGTGGAACTCGCCCTTTGTTCCGGTTTCGCCAATGGCTCACATTCATATTGCTAGTTGATAGAAGCGCGGCTAGTTTTGCTGCGCTACCAGCTTTTGCAATTGCTTTGTCTAATGAGTTCATACATTTCTCCATGAGTGACACCTCAGAATTAAACATTGTGTTTATATTAATGTCAACTTTTTGAATCTTGAGCTAATAAACATTTGGTTTAGAATCTTGTTATGAAAGAAAAAACTCATCAGGTAGATCACCCGCAGGTACTCAGACTCAACGAAATAATTGAGCGTAAGGGTATTTCTAAAGCCGATATGGCTAGGATCTGCGGAGTTAGTGCACAGTCCGTGAACAACTGGTTTGTTCGTGGAACGATAGGCAAGAGTTCAGCTATAAAACTCGCTGACGCCCTTGGCGTGAGCCTTGCTTGGCTTTTAGGTCAAGATGTTGGTGAAAGTGACGGTCTCAAACCCGACGAGCAGCGTCTCTTAGAGCTTTACCGCCAACTCCCAGAGGAAGAGCAGCAGAACATGCTTCGCATATTCTCACTTCGCTTAAAGGAATTAGATGAACTATATGAAAAATATATGAAAAGCCGCATTCGCTCACAGGAGGAATGATATGGTTTGTCTCAGCCCTCCTGTAATAAAAAGCATTCATGAATCAATAATTTATCTTGCATGCATTAGCATTTTTAATAGAACTAAATATCATTAAGCCGCGTTTTTTACATTAGTTTTAACATTACATTTCAACCAGTTACGATACTACACACAATATACCATGTTTAAATAGAAGGATTTTGACATGTCAGACAAAATATTTGAATTCAAAAGCTACCCAATAGTTTTCATAGGTTCTGGCATTTCAAAAAGATATCTTAAAAATTATCCAACCTGGGAGGAATTGCTGCATGAATATTGGAAAAAAACAAACCCGGAAATAGATTTTTATAGTTATTTATTAACAATAAAAGAAAAACATAAAAGTTTATTTGATAATGAATCTGATTTAGATCACAAAATCTATACCGAAGCTGCTTCAAAGATTGAATTAGATTTCAATCGAATGTTTACTGAAAACACTATCAAGCTTGATGGATTAGATGCTAAAAGAGTTTTTAGCGAGAACATTTCCCCATTCAAATATTCCATCTGCCAGAGATTCTCTGTAACTCAACTTAAAGATGATATTAATCAAGAGGAGCTAAACTCGTTTAAAGTTCTTCTAAAAAAAGCCAAGATGATTATTACGACAAACTATGATGCTTTTATCGAAGAATTACTACTAGAGCAAAACATAACACCTAAACTTTATATAGGTAACAATGGTTTTTTCGAAGATACCATTGGTTGGAGTGAACTCTATAAAATCCATGGGGATATTAAAGACCCTAAATCGATAATTATAAACACTGAAGATTACGAGAAGTATGATGACAAAGCTATCCTTATAAGCGCTAAGATTTTATCGAACATGATAAAAAATCCAATATTATTTATTGGTTACTCGCTAACGGACAGAAATGTAAAAAAATTGCTTTCGGATTTTTCATCTCAATTACCTAAAGAAGATGGTCGTAAATCTGCTGAAAGGATTATCCTCATACAACATAAACCTAACGAGCAAGAGGTTGAATCAAAACAGATTACAGACCAACAGTTGCAAGTTACTTATACTTCAGTAGAAACAGATAATTATACAAAGATTTATAATGAGATTAGCACTGTCAACGAAGGGTTGTCTCCGTATGATGTTCTTCGTTATCAAAGAGCCATAAAAACACTTATTGTTAATGAAGGCGAGAAAGGTAATTTAAACACATTATTAGTTTCACCTTCCGACCTTGACCGGTTAGAAGAAAGTGTTAAGCAGGGTAAGAATCTAGTAGTCGCATTGGGCGATAAAAAATATGTTTTCACTCAAATAAAAGAACTCAATTATCTTGAGGATTATTTATTTGAAAAAAACGAAATATCAAATAAATTAGCAATCGAGTTCATAATTGGCTCAACAAACACTTTAAGACTTCCATTTTCTAAAATTATCGCATCCTCCAGTGTTCAACAGTTAGAGTTAACACCGAAACTTTTGGGTAGATTAAATCAAAGAATAGAAAGGCATGGCAAACTTGATGCGATAACATCTGCAATAATTTTAGATAAAGTAAATGCGGCAAAAGATTTTTTTGAAATCGATGAGATAAAAAATTCGGGGCTAAGCAAACAGAAAGAGTTATTTGTTATAATTAAAAACATAAAAAATCTCTCATATGATTCGTTAGAAAAATATGTAAAAAATGAAGCTTTCCCACAGTTCAAAGTTTGTGAAAATGACAATTTAAAAACGGACTACAGAAAGTTATTCCTAGCCTATGATTTGTTAACTAATGGTGACATTGAAAAATTGCAATAAATTTAACAGCCGGAAGTTATTGTTTCCGGCTTTTTAAATCATGTTTGGGCGTTGAATGTTTCCACTATGGAGGAAGGAATGGATTATGCACTCCACATCGATTTCAAATCCAGATCTACCATTCTATGTCAAACTCTTGTCTATACCGACATTAGAAAACATACAGAAAGAAGTAAATCAGGACATTCCGTGTACCAATTATTGTCCCCTTTAAACTATATCTAGCTTATCAAACATTTTTCCCCCTCTAAGCCCGATTTTGTTACCCCACCCTTAGCCGGTTTCCCACATAGTTCGAAATTGCGCCCCTGACACCACTGAGATTGTACAGACACCCACCATAAACTTTTTGTTTATCTAAACATACTCATTATGTTGACACGTTGCTAAACATTGTGTTTAATTTAGGTCACCAAGACGCACTACCAACCACCAAGGCAGGACGCCCACGAAGTAGCCGCCGACGGCATACGAACAGTCGGATGAGGTGGAGAGATTAACGCGCATCAGGTGTAAATGTTCCGCTGGCCGGCGATAAGGCAAACGAGGGTGAGAATGATTGATTTCGCACGCAAACCAGGACGGCAGCAGGCCGTAAAGCTGAACTTCTTCGAGGTGATTCTTCGCCGCCTGTGCTACCTGCTGGCGCAAAAGGGGAATCCAGATGTGTAACTCAACGAAATGCGGGTACTGCGGCAAGCCGGTTGAACCGGAGAAAGTAGTAAAAAGTACCCTTCTCTATCGCAACGGCGCACAGCTGGCGCGCAAAGAAAAAGAATACTGCTCTGAACGTTGTGCTTCGTACGACCAGATGGCACACGAGGCATAACGTAAAAGCCGCGCAAGGCGGCCCGTACGTCCGGTGCTCCCGACCAAAGTTACACCGGAAAACTACTTAAAAAACCAAAGTTCACCCAATGGGCGCTATCTCTGGCCCGGGGATCTTACATCCAAAAAAGAGGATCTCACATGGAATTTTTCTTTGTAGTTAAGGCTACGCAGAAATCTGGCAAAGAAGACGCCGTGATTTGGTTCACCGCGAAATCTGAAGCCCGTGCAAACCTGCAGCTCGATGTTGAGCTGGAAGATGCCGGTATTGAAACCGGCCGCGGTAAGGATTATGCCAAACCGGTTCGCACCGATTTCCCTGTTTACAACGACCTGCCGGAAGAAAGCACAGTGGATTACACCTGGTGCAAACGCTACGAACTGCAGGACGATGGACGCACCTGGCTGCCAAAGGCTGGTGCTGAGTCTACTGGGGTCGTGGACAAAACTGCCGCACCGGAGCCGACTGTAAAAGTCGAAACTACCGTGGAGAGTGTCCCGCTTGAAAACCGCACTCCAGCGGTCCGTTTTGCCGTCCACCTGACCTACGACAAATACCAGTCACACATCAGTAAAGAGCAGCAGCTGGCTGCCAGCGAAATGTCACTGGATGAAGGCAACACATATCTCCAGAACCTGCTGCTGGCGAAAAACGGCATCCCAGAAGTAGCCGAACTCAGCCTGAACGCTGAGTGGAAACTGGTTCAGGCGATTAAGCAGGTATTTGCGCCAGATGAAGAGCACGAAGTAAAGCTGCTTGCTGCTTTCATGGCCGACTGGTTGAGAGTAGATGCAGGTGACCGCAATGAGTTAGTTAGAGAGTGGAGAAGCGGAAAGCTTACACTTCTCAAATCAGAAAGCACCAGCGAGACCGGCGTTACAACCGATCAGGATCCAGAACCTGATAACGGTATCCAGATTGACGAGAATGATGACGAAACCACACGTTATCCAGTCGTTCGTATGCCGTTCCGGAAGCAGCTACTCGCCCAGTTCACCGCCAACGAACTGCGCCACCACTTAACCCGCGAAGAATACGAAGGTATCAGCACTCTGGAGATGGACACTGACAACAATTATGTCCAGAACCTGCTGCTGGCGGCAGAAAACTGCGAAGAGGTGAAGGGTTACGATACCAAAGACCTGTGGCGCTATACCGACGCCATTCGCAAGGTGTTCAGCCAGGAGAAGCGTCACGAACTCGCTTTGGTTCTCCGTTTCACCAGAATCTGGGCGGCGACTGATTATATCGATCGCGGCATTCTCGTTCGCGAATGGGCTACCGGTAATCGCATCAGTAATGTTAAGCGCACTGATTCTGGGACCAATGCAGACGGTGGCTATGTAACGGATCGCGGCGAAGGCGCGCATCACACTCTGGACACCCTCGATCTTGAGATCGCATGCGCCCTACTGCCTATGGATTTCCACCACTTCGAAATTCCTTCGAGCGTGTTACGACGTGCCAAAGAAATCGTGGCGAAGAAAGAAGAACCATGGAAATCATGGAGCGCCATCTTGCGTAATCAGCCGGGCGTACTGGCGGTGAACCGTGCGGCAATCTTCAATCTGATCCGCATCGCACCAGAAAACATTCATCACACGCCAGCGGCTCATCTTGAGTTTGTGAATAAAACCATGACGGCTGAGTTTAACTCTGCTGTGGAGTTGCTGCCGCTGTCTACTCCGGCTGTTGAGACCGAAGCACCTGTTGAACAACCGCAGGTTGAAAATCTCGGCAGCGGCATGTTCTCCATCGATGGCCTGATGGGTGGAAATACCGAACCGGTCGTCGATACCTCCTCAAATGAACTCGAAAAAACGGAAAACGCAGCGGAGACCACCAGCGATGTGCAGATGGAAACGGCTAAGCCAGAGAAAGACGAAGATGTTGGTTCGATACCACCGGGCGAAGGCACTGATGCAGCTAATACGCAGACAGATTCCATAGCGCCGGAAAAGCAGCAGTCAGAGCCAGTAATCGAATACCCGGCTTACTTCGAGCCTGGCCGCTACGAAGGTCTGCCGAATGACGTTTATCACGCTGCAAACGGTATTAGCTCAACCCAGGTAAAAGATGCCCGCGTCAGCCTGATGTACTTCAACGCGCGCCATGTGGCTAAAACTATCCCGCGCACAGCATCCAAAGTGCTGGACATGGGAAACCTGGTGCACGCCCTTGCATTGCAGCCGGAAAACCTCGAAGCAGAGTTCAGTGTAGAACCAGAGATCCCTGAAGATGCGTTTACGACCACCGCTACTCTGCGTGAGTTCATCGACGGGTACAACGCCAGCCTGCCGGCGCTGCTGAGCGCTGACGCGATTAAAGCGTTGCTTGAAGAACACAACGCAGCCCTTCCCGCTCCAGTGCCGCTTGGCGCGAGCCTGGAAGAAACGGGTCAAAGCTATATGGCTCTCCCAGCTGAGTACCAGCGTATTGAAGAAGGCCAGAAGCAAACAGCAACGGCAATGAAGGCATGCATTAAAGAGTTCAACGCGACTCTGCAGACGCCGGTTAAAACCAGCGGCAGCCGTGATGCGTTACTTGAGCAATTAGCAATCATCAATCCAGACCTGGTGGCGCAGGAAGCGCAGAAACCGACACCGCTGAAAGTGTCCGGTACCAAAGCAGACATGATCCAGGCAGTTAAATCAGTTAAGCCCGATGCCATCTTCGCCGACGAACTGCTGGATGCCTGGCGCAACAATCCTGGCGAAAAGATATTGGTTACCCGCCAGCAGTTGGCCACAGCGCGGGCAATTCAGTCTGCACTCCTGGGGCACCCGACCGCCGGCATGCTGCTGACACATCCAAGCCGCGCCGTTGAAGTGAGCTACTTCGGTTTTGACGACGAAACCGGATTAGAAGTACGTGTACGCCCCGATCTCGAGATTGAACTGGACGGCGTGCGCATCGGTGCTGACCTGAAAACCATCAGCATGTGGAATGTGAAGCAGGAAAGCCTGCGCGCCAGGCTGCACCGGGAAATCATTGATCGGGACTACCACCTCAGTGCGGCTATGTATTGCGAGACCGCGGCGCTGGATCAGTTCTTCTGGATTTTCGTCAACAAAGACGAGAACTACCACTGGATCGCCATCATCGAGGCGTCCACCGAACTGCTTGAACTGGGCATGCTCGAGTACCGCAAAACGATGCGCGCCATCGCAACCGGATTCGACACGGGCGAATGGCCAGCGCCGATCACTACCGATTACACCGATGAACTGAACGACTTCGACCTGCGCCGCCTCGAAGCGCTGCGCGCTCAGGCTTAAGGGGGATTTATGCATAACACTAACGTTACCGTTGCTGACCAGAACACCGTTATTAACTCCAACGTGGCTTTGTTCGATTCCCAGTATCTGAACGCCATCAGCACGTTCGCGCAGATTATGGCCCAGGGCACTGCCACTGTTCCTAAACATCTGCAGGGCAACCAGGCCGACTGCATGGCTGTAGCGATGCAAGCGGCACAGTGGCAGATGAATCCCTTCGCCGTGGCCCAAAAGACGCACCTGATTAACGGTGTGCTCGGGTATGAAGCGCAGCTGGTTAATGCAGTCATTTCGCGCAGCGGCGTGCTGGCCAGCCGCTTTGAATATGAATGGTACGGGCCATGGGAAAAGGTAGTTGGAAAATTCCATATCCGTAAAGGCGACAAAGGCGAGTACCGCGTCCCGGGCTGGACCCTGGCTGACGAAGCCGGGATCGGCATTATTATCCGCGCAACCCTGAAAGGTGAAGATCAGCCAAGGGAACTCGATTTGCTGCTGGCTCAGGCCCGAACCCGAAACTCTACCCTCTGGGCTGACGACCCTCGCCAGCAACTGGCATACCTAGCCGTCAAACGCTGGGCGAGGCTGTTCTGCCCGGATGTGATTCTGGGCGTCTACACCCCGGATGAACTCGATGATCGCCGTGAAGAACGAGAGGTAAACCCCGTACCGGCGCAGCACGTAAGCCTTGCAGACATTTCAGGTGACAACGTCACTACCACTCAAACGGCTCAGGAATCAGCTCAAAACATCGATGCACTTGCTGATGATTTCCGTGATCGCATCGAGGCGGCGCAGGATGTGGATAGTGCTAAAGCTCTGCGCGCAGATATTGAAACCGTGAAATCAACGCTGGGTTCTGCCCTGTTCACTGAGCTGAAAAACAAAGCCGTGAAGCGTTATTACCTGGTTGATGCAAGGAACAAAGTCGAAGCAGCAATCAATTCCTTGCCACCAGCAGATGAGCCCGATGCAGCCGCTCGGTTCGCGGAAGTAGAGCGCGTTCTTGCATCGTCGAAACGCCATCTGGGCGACGAACTGCATGGTCAGTTCAGCATCACCCTGGCGGATATGAAACCGGAATACGTGGACTAACGAGATCGGGAGGGGAAACCCTCCCTCAAGGAGAAGAAATGCGACTGATTAATCGAGGCAGTAAGCAATCCCCTTTAGCTCGACAGGCATGTGAAATCGCACTCGCAGCCCACCAGCAAAGATATGGTGACTATGGGCGCAGCAAGATGAAAGAGACCTATACGGTGAGAGTGGAAGGCGTGAAGGTCTGGGTTGAAGTGGTCAACTGCAAGGCAAGCTACGTGGCCACAGCAATGACAGGCATGCGTCGACTGCGTTCCCTGCCCGGCCAAGCAAACTGAAACTGAAATATCAACGACTACAGACCGGCATATCTATACTCATGCCGGTTACCTGAGGTGAACCATGTCGCAGGTAATTTTTAACGAAGAATGGGTTGTTGGCGCAAGACTCACAGAAAAAACAGGCCTGACCGAACGACAGATTGAGAAGTATCGCCAGGGCTGTTGGGTGGAAGGTGTCCATTTTAAACGGGTTTCTCCTTCCGGAGAAAAAACCTTGCGTGGCACAACCTGGTATAACTATCCGAGAATTAATCAGTTAATAAGGGATGCGTAAGATGGCAGCGTTGCCTACGGGTGTCGAAATCAGAAACAATAAGATTTGTATCTGGTTTATGTACCGGGGAAAGCGTTGCCGCGAAATTCTAAAGGGTTGGATTAACACCCCGGCGAACATCAAAAAAGCCGGGAATCTTCGGGCTGTGATCGTTAGTGAGATCAACCTTGAGGAGTTTGATTACCACCAGCGCTTTCCTTCATCGTCCAGAGCAAAAAAAACCGTAACCACTTTTTCAGTACAAACCTTTTCAGAGCTGTGTGAACTGTGGACGAGCATTAAAGAAACCGAAATTAGCGCGAATACCATGCGCAAGACTCGTTCACAACTCGGTACGTTAATGCACATCATTAACGGAGATACGCCTGTTTCAACTATACGCCACAGCGACATTCTGAAATACAGAAAGGAGCTGTTGAACGGTGAGACACTTTATCTGGCAAATCCCAGAAGTAACAAACAGGGACGCACTGTGCGTACCGTGAACAACTATATATCGCTTCTGTGCTCCATTCTTCGGTTTGCACACAAATCCGGTTTTATCAGTGGCAAGCCCTTTGAAGGGATCAAGAAACTACACAAAGGGAAAGTAAAACCGGATCCTTTAACGAAGCAGGAGTTTAGTTTGCTTGCGGCATCCGAGCGTGGCCAAAGCCTCAATATGTGGACGTTCGCAGTTTATACTGGTGTCCGTCATGGAGAGCTCGCAGCTCTAGCCTGGGAAGATATCGACTGGGAAAAAGGTACAGCTCATATACAGCGCAATCTAAATGCCTTGGGCATGTTCGGCCCACCAAAAACCGAAGCAGGAAACCGGGTTATCACCCTTTTAGAGCCGGCACTTGAAGCCTTGAAAGCACAACGCAAGCTGACGGCGCTGCAGCCTAAAACCGAAATTGTCTTTAATCATCGCGAGTATGGCTCAGTGGAACATCAAAGTTTGCGATTCGTTTTCATACCCAGGATGCGCAAAGGAGAACAGAAAGCCTACTACTCTTTATCGAGCATCGGTGCGAGATTCAACGCAGCTGTAAAACGTGCTGGTATTCGCCGCCGGAATCCGTACCATACGCGGCATACTTTTGCCTGCTGGCTTTTATCTGCCGGCGCTAACCCGTCTTTCATAGCCAGCCAGATGGGGCATGAAAACGCGCAAATGGTTTATGAAGTCTACGGTGCGTGGATTGAAGAAATGAATGGCGAACAGGTGCTGATGCTTAATGATAAGCTGGCACGCTGA